ATTGAACGAATGGATTTGAGACCATGCCGTAGCGAGTCTTGAAACCAATCTTTGGTTGGAAAGTAGCTGGGTCGATTGCACGAACCAATTGTAGAGGAACGTATGGGCAGTAGAACAAACCAGCATCGAATGCTGAAGTGCCTTTGTAACCAACCACGAAGAACTGTTGACCAGTACCAGCAGATGCGTTAGCAACTGTATATGGGTCAACATAAACTTTGTAGCGACCATTTAGAACACCAGCGAAAGTTGTTGAAGACTCATCAACATTCAAACCGTTGTTGCCAGCAAGAGCTGGAGTATAGTCAAGAACACCAGCCATAGCCATTGCAGAAGCAACATCGCTAGAGCAGATGATGAAGTTACCACGTCCACGACGAGTTTGTTGAGCAATTGCGTTTGCTTCACGCTCGATTTGGAATAGCAAGCCTTTGAACTTCTCAACAGACCAACGACCGTTAGCGTCAACGTCTAAGTCGAACACACCAGCGTTTGCTGTTCCAGCTTGAGCACCAACCTTAGCAGAAGAGTACACAGTACGTACAACTTCACGGTTGATTTCAGCCAAGATTTCTGTTGAAAGGATGCTTGACAATTCGCCTTCAGCATCAAGACCATGAACTGATTTCAAGTCTTGTGCTAGTTCGATTGTGTATTCAGCTTTCAAAGCACGTGTCTTTGCAGTCACGCTAGTTTTCTCGATAGAGAAAGCCATTTCGTTGAAAGTATTTGCGCCACCTAGATCTTCAGCAGTAGCTGTAGTCATACCACGACCGATGTCATAGTTGGTGTCATATGGGTTGTTACCACGTGCGCCTTGGTAGCCAGAAGTACCGCTGTCACGGTCACCAGTACCAGAGAACAATGTGTCAGCTTCGTTGTAAAGAGCTTCAGCACCGTTTTGTGCGCTGTATTTGCTCTTCATTGCGAAGATAAGACCAGTTGGTTGTGTCATTGGCTGAACACCGCAAATGTCATAAGCGATCATTTGTGGAGCTGCACGACGCACTAGGCTGATAAGAACTGGGTCATAGCCAGCCATATTAGCGTTAGTACCTGCGCCACCAAGAGAGATACCAGCACCAGCAGCGTTAACTGGAGTTGTCTCAAATAGTTGTTGACGTTCTTCTTTAAGAGCCTTTTCTTGGTTCTCTAGTAGAACAGCTGTAACTTCCTTACGGTAGTTGTCTTTGATTGTTGGCATTGATTCATGTTCTAGAATCGGTGCCCATTTTTTTAATAGATCTGTGCGGTCCATTGTTTACTCCTAATGTGGATTGTTATTATTTCTTGATACTGTTAAATGCAGCTAGATAAGCCTTAACAGATGGGTCAACGACCTTCTCTTCTTTTAGCTCTTCTACTGCGCTGTCTGTTACAACAGACTTAACTTCTGAAGTTGCCTTCTTAGTAAAGTAGTTTTCACGTATTGTCTGAAGTTTTGCCTTAAATGACTCAGCATCATCATAAGCCAATTCTTCTGCTAAAGACTTAAACTTCTCTACTTCTGTGTCAGCCATGTCTTTAACATAAGCATCAATTGTTGCCTGACGAGCAGACTCATTGATAGACTTTGTCAATTCAACATTCTTAGCGACAGTTTCGTCAAGTTTGGATTCAAGAGACTGAAGTTTTTCTTCCATGTCTGCCAATACATCGAAACGCTCTTCAGGAATTTCAATGTAAGACTCTTGGAAAGCAACTTTAATCTTCTCGATAAAGTCTTCCATAATTTCAGACTTAATACCAGATTCAAGGGCAAGTTCATTATCTGCAATCCACTGCTCAACCATATAGTTGAGATATCCATCAACCTTTTCAACAAGACCCTCTTTGAAGCTCTCAACTTGCTCAGCAAGTTTTGCATCAAACTCTTCTTCGAGTTTAGCGACTTCTTGCTTAACTCGAGTAACTACTGCTGCTTCAAAAATTGTTGCAGCTTTAGTTTTAAATTCTTCTGAAAGACCTTCACCGTTAACAAGAGCAGCTACATCTTCGCTGACATCAACTGTGATTTCTCTTTCTTTCTTCTCGTCAACGATTTCTTCTTCAACGATCTCTTCTTCTACTAGAGTTTCGTCTTCGATTGTTTCGTCTTCTTCTTTTACTGCTTTAAGATTTGATGATTCTGGAGCTGAAGCATTGCTCTTAACATCACCTTTCTTAGTTGTTGGTGCTGTTGGCTCGCGAACATCATTTCTCTTATTGTCTGGATTTTGTTCTTCGCCCAACGATGCCTGCAGCTTTTGTGATTCAGCTAGCATCTCGGCAATTTTCTTTTCAATTGACATCTTTGGTCTCCTGTAACTGGATGAGTTCTATTGTAATTATTTATAAATTATTTGATTTTACTCAAAAAATTCTGGAAAGCACGGATCTTGGCTTCCGTTAAATTCTTCGATGATGTCTTACGTATTACACGCTTAACTTCATCTATATGTTTCTCCACAAATTTCCCATCAACGAAAACCCACTCCTTACCTTCCATAATGCCACGAACGAAAGCATCTGGTGCTGAAGGGTCGGCAACGATATCTGCTGCGGTTGACAACATGAAATCGTCTTGAACAATTTGGACACCGTCTTTGTTTTCTTTAAGTGAACCCATTGCTCTTGAAGAAACTCCAAGGTTTGCGCCACCGTCTAAAAGACCTCTAGCGATCATACCATTTGGTGTTTCTAAAATCTTTGCTCTACCAACGTAGTTACTACCTTCCTTGCGCAATGATGTAATCATATGCGAAACAAGATGAAGGTTAATGCCTGGACCGTCTGGATGTCCCAGTTCGCCAAAGGCACGATTATTCTGCACTGTTTCTTCCATGTAACGAGCAACTTCTTTATCCATAATTTCAGATGGATACATGCGACCGTTACGGTTTTTAATATCAGCTTGCAAGAAGATACCTTCAATAAAGTAGTCTTTTTTCTTTCCTACTTTTTCTTCTACAACAAACTTAATGTCTTGTACTTCTTCTCTAATGAGTTTCATTGATTAACTCCCTACAACAGTTTCGTCATCATAGATACCGAAAGCTGCAGTTTCGATTGGATCATTATATCCATCAATTTTCTTAAGATGCAACATAATCATTCCAGCGCCACCAAAGGTAACAACGATATCGTGTGTTTCTTGATCGGTAAGAACCCACTCAGCATCGATATGATCGCCACCACCAAAGTAGTTAGCAACTACTACGCTGTTTCTAGTTAAACTTACATTCGCAGCTGTGCTAAAATAAGCAGCTGAAATATAAACCTTTTGGGCTGCGCCTAATGTTTCGTTTGTAAGTTTAAGATCGGTTTGAAGGTCAATCGTTGATGTGTCATTCGCAGCTGTCGCAACGATTCTAACGATCGCATCTTTATTTGTTTTCTTTGTTACTGTTTTAGTAGCAGCCATTTCTTACCCTTTAATGTCTCTAACAATACGCATAAAATTATCCTTAGATTCTCTCATGTACTCAACTATCTCGGGACGGTCTTTCAATAACATATTTAGGTTAGATTGAGTAGATTCGTCAATAGCAACTACAGTACCATCTTCTAGCGTATAGTCTAATTTTCCAGCGATTAGCGTAGAGCCTGTCTTCATTTCAAGAATAACAGGGTCTACTGTAAAAATGTTAGAAGAAGCCAATTCAATATATGACTCGATCAAAGTATCGGTTATCTTTTCTATATTGTAGTGTTTCTTAATATATGACGCTACTTTATTTTCTGGTATTGTTATATCGATACTTTCTAATATTTCTTGTGTAGATATATGCTCTTTACTGTATTCTCTGGCTTCTTCTAAACTCGAAAATTCTACATCTAACTTTTCGCCATTAATGTATACAGATAGATCTGACGTAATTTTTACATTAGATCTATTCTTACCGTATAAAAAAGATTCTGCGATGTTCGTCGCACCTAAAATCTTTTTTCTTAATGACGAAAACTGTAGCATTAGATTACTCTTCTACAGCGGTTTCTGTTTCTTCTGAACTTTGGAACATTGTTTGTGCAAGATCCACTTTCATTTGGTTTAACTTTTCAGCAACACGTTCTGCAACGCATGAATTAAATGCGGATTCCATGTCGACCGATTTACCAGCAACCATAGCATCAACTAAATCTCTTGTACTCATCTGTTATTCTCCTTAAGGAACATTCTGTGTTTCACCATCAGCTTCTGGGGCAATCTCATCAGGTTGTTGCGTAACTGGTGTTGGCGCAAACTGTAACTGAGAAATTTTCTCTTGCTCACTATCAATCTGACCATCGATCTCTTCGATCTCTTCGTCTGTTTGATGTAAGACGTTCTTACGAACCCACTCGACTGAATAATATTTACCAACGTAAGGTTCAACTGCTTGAAGCATGTTTAGTCGACCTTGTAAAATTTCAGTACCTTTTAACTCTGCGAAGAAGTTATCCTTCATAAAGTCAAATTTAATATCCTGCTCTAACGATAAGTCTTCCCAATCATCTGGGCTAATAATAGACTTAGCAATTAGCTGTACTCTTAATGTATCTAAGAATACCTTTGAAAACTTTTTACGTAGACGATTAATAAATTTACTAAACTTAACTTCGTCACGTGTAATCTCAGATGCTTTACCTAAGGTAAATCCTGTATCTTGTCTTAGACGTGTTACAGGAACACTTAATGCTTGATAAAGTTTATTTTGGAAATATTCAACGTCTTCGATGTTTGCTAAACTTTGACCACCTTGTAGCGTAGTAATCTCAGTTCCTTTACCACCTTCACGACGTGGCATCCAAAAGTCTTCAAGCATACTAAGGTGTTTTCTGTCATCTTTGACTTCACCTGTAGTAGCATCGTAAACAACTTTATTCTTAAACTTATTCATAATGTCGTTAACATATTGCTCAGCTTTTAACTTAGGCAAGTTACCGACATCAATATAGAAAACTCTACGCTCTGGTGCTCTAGTAATTCTATAGATGACCAAAGAGTCTTCAATCATCTTAAGTTGATTTACTGGTTTAATTGCTTTATGCAAATGACTCAATGTCATACCAGTGTTATTATCAACTACACCTGAAGGAACAAAAATTACAGAATCAAGTGAAAGTCTGATTCCTTGCGTTCTACCTTCAGTAATACCTTTGTCGTTATAGATGTAGTATTCTTCAACACCTGTAACAATCTCAGCACCATTTTGTCCACGCTCTTTAATAACTTCTTTAATCTTACGGATCTTGCGTGGATCAATAAATCTTAATTCAATAATGCCATCTTTTGGCTTATTGACGTCTAATAAAATATGGTAATAGAGTCTGCCATCTATGTACCATGAACGAAACATGTCATTGCATTTCTCTTCAAATTTTAACACCTTAAGAATATTAGCAAATTCATCTTGAATTTTATTCTTAATACTTGGTGATAATTTAACATGATCTAATACAATGTTAACTGGAGACTTATTGTCTTCAGATACAATCGCTTCGTTTACAATATCTTCAATCGCTGCATCGCAATCTGGATATTGTGCGATCTCTCTATATTTCTTAATAAGATCGTTCTCGTTCTTGATTAAAGAATCTAGATCAAGAACCATCCCATAGTAACCCCCAGCACTGTTTACGATCGTGCTGCCATCGTCAGGAGATGGCAAGACGATGCTTGCCACCTCTTTCTGTTTCTTTCGCTTTATCTCAAAACCAAATAATTCAGCCATTCTGACCTACTCTCAAATAATTATAAAAAATTGTATTAGATACGGATTGGTAGTGAACCGATCGGTGTATCGATCGATACGTTCACGCCAACACCAGATGCTGTCGCAGTATTAGATGACCAGAAGTTGTATGTAAATTCTACTTCGAATTCTTCGATAGCATTTGTTGTATCAAAACTTAAAGCAATCGCTCCAATGTTTGTTGGATATGCATCCACAAATTTGTAAGACTTAATGATACCACCGTTACGGTCTAGCTGATGCACGTTCAAGTCAACTTGATAATCACGTGGGTTAGTTCTACCGTTTGTAGTTGTCAAGTTTTGAACACCGTTTGACCATTGTTCGAACGCATTGCGAATATTGAATGTTGTGTCATTAATAATCGAAACAGTCCATGGAGCAAACGTACGCTCGCCAGCAAAGTGAACAGCACGACCACGATATTGGACAGGGATGTCTTCAATCGTAGCAGCAGGTAATTGCGCAGCTTTACATAAAAACTGAGCACGAGTACCTGCGATAATCCCAGCAGTAACATATGAAGGGAAAGCAAGTTCTACACGGAACTGGTTAGGACGAGCACCGCCTCCAACCAGTTGCGCTTTAAAATCAGCAATATTTGCCATTTAATATCTCCTTAATTCTTTCTTCTATTATTTAGGTATTATCCACCAATTTCGTTAAAGTTCACTGATGAACGTGAAGCAACGAAAGTTAGAGTGATAAAGTTAATAGAACGATTTGGTTTAACGAAGATCTCGGCAACGAATTCATTGCGATCAATTACCTCGCCAGTGTTGTTAGTGTCATCGCACTTAACACGGAAGTCAGTCACACCACGACGTCCCTGAACGTCACGTAGGAATGGCTCAACTAGGTTACGGAACTGAGCACGAGTAAACGAATCGTTGAACTCGAACAATTGGAATTTAGCAGCAGTTGCAATCGCTTTTTCAAGAACGATAAACAAGCGACGCACGTTAATTCTATCAAACGCACTTGGTGCAGCCAATAGAGTCTTGTCGCCAAATAGAACAGTTCCTTCTCCTGGGAATGTAACAACTGGGTTAACACCTTTCTTGTAAAGTGTATCACGTTGTGTCTTACCTGGATTAACTGCCAATTTAACTACGTTCTTAATTTGACCACGATTTAGACCACCTGGAGAGAACCATGGATCTGTTGTGTAATCAGTACGAGCACATAGACCAGCTACGTCACCATTCAATGGAACGTAACGGAACTTATCGTTGTAACGGTCGTATTGATATTTGAAACCTGAGTCAAGAACTGCGTATGATGAACTTGGTAGAGCATCACGGTATGCAGTAATTTTTGTAATAGCAGCAGCGTCAGAGCCAAGGATGATAGAACCATCAGCGTCTTCTGGTGAAATGAACACAACGCAATCTTTACGCACTTCTGCAATATTGTTAATAATGTGAGTAGCAACAGTAGAAGATGCCTTACCTGCGATCACTAGAGAGATGTCATACAATTCATCGTTAGCGAAGATTGTATAAGCAGTTTGTTGATTGCCTGCAGTTGGAGCGAAGTCATCAGCACCACCTGTTAGAGTAATATCTAATGCAGCAGTTAATGCTTTGTACTGAGCAGAACCGATTGTTGTAACAGCAGTACCCCATTCAGCGCCAGTAGAAGCAAGAGCAGTTGAGTGATCCATCCACCAGATATACTTAGATTGGCTGTTAAGTACATCTTTGTAGTAGTTGTTTGAACCATCTAATCTCTTAGCATCAGATGCTTTAGATAGACCAACGAATTTTTCTAGAACAGTTCCTGCTACACCAGACCATGCACCATTCTTGTCTAGGACTAAAATGTGCAATTCATCTTCAGCACCTGTTTTGCCAGCATTCTTAGCATAAGGTGAAGTGTCTGGAGAGAACTCAAACTGAGCAGCAACTGCTGGTTGAGCAGTTTGGAAAGCAGACCATGAATCCTTGTCCACTGCGATAACTTCTAAAGAGTTACCCAATGTTCCTGGATATTTGGCAGCGAACTCACCTACGTTTGCTTGGCCAGTTGCAAAGCTGGAAGCATAAGTATCTGCGTTTTTGATTACGATTGGTGTACCAGATGACACCGCATTTTTAAGACTTGTACCATCAGTACGAACAACCAACAGGTTATTAGCGTATGATAGGAAGTTTGCTGCTGTCAAGAAAGGGATAAAATTGTTGTCGGTAGCTTTACCGAATCTGTCAACAAGTTCGTTTTCAGAAGCGATCTGAACAGGATCCTCTACAGGACCCCACGCAAATGCGCCAGCAAAAGCACCAGCAGAAGTAGATACTGCTGGAACAATTGAAGTGAAATCTTTTTCTACGACTGCAACGCCAGGACTAAGTTGGAAAGGCATTGTAATTCTCCTTATTACATATACATGTTATTTTGTTTGCTGAGGAGCACGGACTGCATAGTATTATTTAGTAATTTCGCATTTTTAGAAATTCAAAGGCGCAGCTTCCTCTTCCCTGCCATCCGAAATAAACCCGAATGGTGTTAACTGTTCTTCTATTGCTTGTATTTGTTTTTCGTATATAACAGTTCTCATATTAACGTCAGTAAGCTCCTTAAAGTATGGCTGGGTTGACAACCAAGCAAAAAGAACCAAAGTCATAACGATATCGTCATGATAACCGTCATCTGCAGCGAAAGATCCTTTCGATTCGATGAAAGTTGAAATCTCAGAAATTGCATCAAAGTCCGTGATCAACAATTTCTTCTCTTCAATTAGAGTTTTCAGATTCATGCAACCACGTCTTTTGACTGCCTTATCCGTGTAAACACCCAACTGAGTCTTACCACCACCAAAGCCACCAGAGACAAATTGCCCCTTTGTGGTTCTGTTGACGAATAATATATTTTCGTATTCTAATTCGTTGTATAAAATATCAGTAACTTGATCGCTTGTATTTTGTTCTACAAGCACAAAAGCATTATTGTATTCTCTACCCACCTTCTCAATTATAGAAGGGTAAAACATAGGACTGACTGAATTATTCCTATATTTAGCTACAATGCGATATGGTACTTCTGTAACATCAGTAACCGTAAACGCACTATAATCGCCTTCAACCCCACGAGCAATATCAGCTACCAAGGTATAGACATGCCCTTCTTCTGGAGGGGTGATAACATCAAGTCCATCTTTCTGGAAAACATAAGGCGATGGCGACATTTGGGCGATAGTATCTGCAGCAATAAGTGTAAGCGCAGAACCAAGAAACTTACAAAGAACCTCTTGGTTGAACTTAATTTCGCCAAGCTGTCTTCTTTGCTCTTCAGCCCAAACTTCATCTCTACCTGGAATTTTCCAGTAAGGGATGAACATATGTTTAAAGTCGTTTCTACCGTTCTCAGCATCATTCCAAAATTTCCAGAAATGATTATATCCAAGAGGTGTAGAAGTGATTAGGATCTTAGTCGTTTTACCAGCAGAAATTGTTGGATAAACAGAAGTAAAGAAACCCTCAGCAATTTGGTTTGGGATAATCGCTGCTTCGTCAATATACAATAAGTTTACAGACTTAGAACGGATACCCGAAATAGTTGTCGCAGCAGTAAATACTTTACTACCATTTTCTAATTCAATATCACCTTTGTTCCAAGTGGTAACACCTTGTTGTAACCAAACAGGAAGATTCTCATACATTAACTGATAACGAGATAAAATTTCCTGCGCTGTCTTTGCCTTGTTAGCCAACACCGCAACGGTCTTACTATCATTAAAAATGGTATACCATAAAATATATGCAGCAGAAGTGGTCGTCTTACCTTGCTGACGACCTTCCATCAAAATTACCTTACGTTCATTATGTATAAGTTGAACTTTTTCTTTTTGACAATCATACAACTTAAATGGCTGTAACCCTTCATCAAGAGTTACGATATAACAGTAGTTGTCAATAAAGTAAATTGGATCTTGCGAACATTTTATATACTCTTGTACTTGCTCTGGCGTAAACTCAATTTTTACGCCAGCAGCTTTTACTGAGGCATTCGAATTATAAAAATCAGCCATTAAACTACAGTAATAGTACCTAACATAGTTCCTGGATTTGTTTTACTGCGATACTTAAATGTTGCGCCAGTAGCAGCATCCATAGGAATCGTGAAAGTAACAGTTTCGTTTTGGTCAGCTTCGTTTCTTGTTGCGCCAGTTGATGAAATATATGATGTCGCAGGTGCCACGTTTGAACTGTCTAGAATTTCTAAAATTTGTCCTGAACGTGTATTTGTAAAACGGTATGTATGACCACGATACACATATAAAGTTGGGTCGCCAACACCAGCAGATGGAAGACCAGAACCTGTTACGTTGTACTCAGTTGTTAGAGCGCCACCGAAACTAAACGATAATGATGGGTGCATAAAAATATCACCCTTTACACCATTGACTGTTTTTACGCCATCGTTAGTAATCTGGAAGGCTGTATTTAGAGATGATGATAGAGTAATACCATCACCAGCAATAATAGCAAGGTCTTTAGTTCCAGATGGATTTAACGAAGCAAGTCTTAGTGTAATCTGTCCAGCAAATAATGTTTCTGCTGTAATGTCATATGTTGTATTGGTGTCAGTAGAATTTAATGTAATTGTGTTAGCATCAGTTCTAACAACCGTCATGTTAGTTCCTGAAGCGAACTTAACATTATCAGTACTAGCATCTGTGCCTGTTAAGCGCAGGTTTACACCACCAGTTGCTGTCTCTGATGAAATTGCGTATTGAGTGTTTGTATCAGTAGCGATACTTGCTGGAGCAAATGTTGTTCCGTTCCAACGCAAAGCGTCTCCCGAAGCTGCGCCAGCAATGCTAACCTTTAATGTAGTAGCTCCAGAACTACCTCCAAGAGCATCATACAATTCAGTTAATGTACTATTTACTTTGACGCCAGCATCGCGCAGCGTGTCACCAGTACCATCGTTTGGTGTTGTTCCAACATTAATTAGTTGTTTTGCCATTTTCTACCCCTTAGAAATTATCCTCGTCCCAATTTTCATTTATAGTAGCAATTGGGTTTGCTTGATCAGCTGTATATAGTGCTGGTGCATCTCCTGTAGTTTGCACAAACACTTTCTTAATTGGTCCACCACTATCAGTTGGTCCATATAAATTAACTTTTAAACTAAACGTAAGCGTATATGTTACAAAACGTCTAGTTTGAAAATCTCCATCATAATCATCTTGGACTGAAACAGAATTCAAGATGATTGGAACATCATTTACTACGTTCATTTCTGGAACAGACTTTAACGACAAAGTAAACTCTGGCGTAAAGTATGGAAGAATTTGCTCTACAATCTGCATAGCATCTTCTTGCGTTTTTGTTAGAACGTATAGAGATATATCTATATTATATGGAACTGGCGTATACATTTTTGTATACGATGCTGGGGTGGCTCCAGCAGCTGGCTTATAACAAGCAAGCTGGTTCATTCTGTTTAACTTTCTATTAGCGTCATATGAAATACCAGTTATCTCAAACGACATTCTAGGAAGTGTTGTATATACTTGTTTATCTAATGTTGGATCTTCGTCTAGACGAACGATCCATTTTTCTTTTGGTGCATATGCGATTGGCACTTTAAGAGTTTGCGCAATAGCATTTGTTCCATCTTTCATTTTTCTTTCTATTTGGATGTTACTAAACAGACTACCGAACGCTACGATAGTCTTTCTAATAATACCATGATAGAATACGTCACCGACTAACATTAATTCACATCCCCAAATGGATTATTTTTATCAAACAACACATTGTTTGCTTCAGTCTTAAACTTAGTGTTATCGCCAAATGATTGCGACTTTTGCACATCAGAATTAATGTTTACATCAAACGACTTCAAGTTTTCGAACACATCGATACTAGGAAGACCTGTATCAATTTTCTCAGAAGCATATTGAAACAACTCAACTTGTAATTTATAGACATAAAGTCTACCAAGTTGATAAAACGGATCTTCGTGTTTAACGAATTTAATTTCAAATAGACCACCAGACAAAGGAAAATATAGTAAGTCTCCTTCGTTTGGTCTATTTGGAATTATTGTTTGTCCAAATCTTCCAACGAGTTGTTCCCAACGACGACGAGCAACAGTAAGTGTTGCGCTAAATTCATTCATCAAACCGAACTTCTGAATAAATGCACCTTGACCATCAAAAGCGTCAATGTTCTCAAAGTACATCTCGATAGGATAAGCTGTTTTAAATTTGCTTAAACGATCTTCGCCAAGAATCTCATCCTTTGCGATAAGAGTTCTTGGAATATAATACATCTCTTGGCCATAAATTGCTAGAGACTCAACAATCAGATCTTCTATTAGATACTGTTCGTTTTTTGTTCCATTGGTAAAATAGACATTGCGTGCCATAATTTATCCCATGAAAAATTCTAATGGCGCAGATTTGTTTTGAAGGTTATCTTCTAACATGCGCATCTCTTCGATAGCCTCTCTGTAAAGTCCATCACCGTCTATTGTTACGCCACCTGGAAGTTGAAGACCATTAAATTTTTTCAGGTTAGTACCCCACTGCTTTTTAAATAACGCAGAGGTATAGTGTTTTAACCACTGTTCATTCCAAACTTTAGGGAATGTTGTTGGGTCTAGTACACGATATGCTTCAACCAAAATAAATTGTCCTTGAGTAACTTCAGTACCCCAATCAATGTCAATGTGTAAACGATCCTGAAGTCTATTGAATCTATACATAACGCTACCATTCAACACATTATCTAATAGTGCCAAATGATTCATTACTGTTTTATAGTAGATGATTGATGTAGATGTTAAGTCATACAAATCGTTTAGTCTTAATTGATATTGTAAATCAAAAATAGACTTAGAAGTTGTTGTGCTTGAAATAATTGGAAACACACGTGTAACACCATATACTAAATCGTTAACAGGAATGTATCTGTTAGTGATGTCAGTTGCAGTAACTTGGTGTTTCATATAGATTTTTTCAATACCATCATAGTGGTATTGTCTCCAGTATTCTAGAGCTTCGTCAATACGATCTTCTAATTGATCATCATCTACGTTAATCTCTACTACTGGTGCGCCCAACTCTCTTAGGCAATATTCTTTTAAACCTTGTCTTGATGATACTGCCATATTAACCTCCAAGAGCGATGGCGAAAGGTAACCCTGCTAATCCAGCGCCAGCTTTTGTGGCCATCGCCGTATTACTTGCAGAAGGGTATCCACCTGCTGCATTTTTATTTGTCATCATGTCGCCATTAGCGTCAAGCATAATTTTTGTAGTACCCAAGTAGATAGTTGTACCTGCTAGGTATAAGTCACGGAATCTATTTGTTGCGCTACCTAAGTCATAGGTAATGTTTGCTGTTGGCAAGAAGTGACCAGTAATATTTGTATTGCCATTTAATGTAGCAGTTGTTAGCGTTGGGCTTGTACCAAATACTAATGCGCCAGAACCTGTTTCGTCAGAAATAACACCAAGTAATTCAGCTGAAGATGTAGCAGCAAACTGCGATAGTTTACCCGAAGTAACAGCAAGACCAGTAACAGAACCACCTAGTGAAACAGCAGAACCATTAATGCTGATGCTACTATTTGTTAGAGAAGAGTTGCCAATATTAGATAGAGTGTTGTTTGCACCACTAATAGTTTTATTTGTTAGAGTTTCAGAACCAGCAAGAGATGCCAAGTCAGCATCGGTTACAGCAGTATTAAACTGAGCCAATGTTCCACTTACAGTATTGCTACCCAGAGCAATCGTTTTATTTGTAAGTGTTTGTGAAACTGAATTCTGACCATCTACATAGGTCTTAACTGCTTTCTCTGTTGGGATTGCATCATCAGCGTTTCCAGCTAATGTTCCGTCGGCACTAAACTCAGCAACAGAAACTCCAGCATTAAAACCCAATCCTGTAATATTAGCAATTGTTCCACCAGTTAAGTTAGCAGAACCTTTGAAAGAAGTAGCTTCAATACCAATGTTTGCTGTCCACAATCCAGTTGCGTTTACATAAGTAAAGGTCTTATCTGTTGCACCTTTAAGAGTAATACCACCACCATCTGCTGTAGTATCTGTAGGAGTAGCAATATCTCCAAGTACAATATTCTTATCATCAACTGCTAGAGTTGTTGAGTTAATTGTTGTAGTTGTTCCGTTTACTGTTAAGTCGCCTGAAACAACTAGATCTTTATTGATTGTTGTAGTACCACCACTAGCAGAACCAATGTTAATGTTTGTTGTAGAACCTGATGCACCACCAGTACCAAGATTTAATGTTTTTGTGACACCTGAACCAGTAGCAGCAGTAGCTAAGTTTACTGTATTTACGCCAGTACCAGTGTTACCAATATTAAATGTGGTTGCTGCAGCACCAAAGTTAATTGTTGTTGGTGTGTCTAGTAAAGTAAACGATGCGCTCGCAGATGCCAGAGATGTTCCGACAGACGGAGTATTTAAAACTGGCGATGTTAAAGTTTTGTTTGTTAGAGTTTCTGAACCGTCTAAGGAAACAAGATCTGCGTCAGAAACCGCAGTATTTAATTGTGCCAGTGTTGCGGATAAAGTATTACTTGTTAGGTTAATTGTCTTGTTGGTTAGAGTTTGTGTAGCAGCTTTCTGTACTAACTCAAACCCACCAGCAGTAGCTCCATCGTGAACACGAATTGTGTCTAACGTAGTATCTACTGTTAGTTCGCCTTCTGCTCCAGTAAAGGCATTATTTTGTGTAGTATTACCACGTCTAAATTGCACAACTGTTGGCATTTATATCTCCACTCTTATAATGTTCCAAAGTTTACTGTTCTAAGATACCCTGAGTATCCAGCTAAATCATAATCTTTGGCAGATGTTATTGCAACACCGAACGCATCTAATGTTGGGGAGAATGCAGTAAAATCGCCATAGTCTCCTGTAGGAAACACTTCTGTATTAACTACATCTTCTACATATGCTTCAGAAGCAAATGACCCAGATGACAATCCAGTATTAGTAATTGTAATTTTATTTAGGATGGAATCTAAGGTAATAGAAATACCTGATCCACCCACAAAATCTAAACTTGATGATGTAACTGCAGATAATGAGGTCTGGCTTGGTGATGTTATACTAGCAAAACCAGAACCATTTGGAATCCAAGATACATTACCACTACCATCAGTTGATAAAACATAATTTGGTGAACCATCGCTGGTAGGTAAAGTATAGGCATTATTGATGCCAACTGAACCAGCATTTAATTTTCCACCAACACCAACACCACCTGTAACTTTTAATGCTCCAGTAGTAGTTGATGTTGAAGCAGTAGCATTACTTAATGTGATAGCATTTGATGAAGTAGCTCCACGACCAGTAACATTTTGAAGTGTGTCACTAGCAGTAGCGATTACAACAACATTACCACCACTATCTTTTGAATATATTTTCTTATCGGCTGAATTAAATGCGACTTCACCGACCGCAAGGTCTGCTGCCAACGGCACTGCGTTGGCAACTTCAGATCGCTTTAATTTAATTACGTTTGACATTAAGCGTATGTTCCACCGTCAAGATCGCCGTATACTAGAGTAGTTCCATTAGATTGTAGAACTTGTCCATTAGTACCGACAGTTAATTTAGCAAGACTTGATGCACCGTTAGCAACTAACAAATCGCCAACTGCATATGATGTCAAACCAGTACCACCTCTGTTTACTGCGATAGTTGTAGCATTCCAAGTACCAGTAGTAATAGTACCTAATGTTGTAATAGTATTTTGACCGATATATGTAGAAGCAATATCAATACTATCTGCATTAACAGTGATTCTATCCGCTGTACCACCAACTGCCAACACACCAGAAGTGTATGTCAAACCAGCACCAGCAACAGTTGATTTTAATTGTAGAGCATCTGCAGAAACTTCAAGACCGCCTGTAGATGCTAGGTTAAGGTCGATAACACCAGAAGTGTATGTTAAACCAGAACCAGCGATAGTTGATTCAAGAGAGATTACGCCATTAGAAAAATCTAAACCAGTTCCTGCTACAGTAGATTTTAGTCCTAGTTCATCAGATACAATCTCAAGACCACCTTGAGTTTGTAAAACGATATCAATCGTGTTTCCTGTAAACGCTAAACCAGAGCCAGCGATATATGTTCCCGCACCAGAGAATTGCTCAAATACAACATTAGTTGTTCCGATGGCGATTGATTTAACAGTCTGTACCCAACCTGTTTTACCGTTTACTGTACCATTAGAAACGAATAAGAAGTCACCAGAAGCAACTTCGGCTGTTGTATTAAAGTCAGCAGAACGAGTAAATACTGTTGAAGAAGTGCGGATGTAAATACCGTTATGGGCTGCATTTGTTTGGTTCTTAATTAAGACACGATCACCGTTTACTAATGAATAGCCATCCATGCTATTCATAGGTGTATCTGTAGTTAATGTTGCGCCAACACCATCTGTACCATTATCATAAGTTACTGAACCAGCAATCGGTGCTGTAGTAGCAGCTTGTACTGATGCATGAATATGCAAACCTTCAGCAACAGCATCTACGTATGCTTTGTTAGCAGCATCAGTTGGCGATAGAGGAGTTGCAACATCTCTTAGTAATGCGTTACTTACAGAAACATGTCCTGTTCCGTTTGGATCAAGAGTAATGCCACCGTTTGTATCGGTTGCGGTAATAGTGTTACCATTGATGTTTAAGTTATCAACAGTTAATTCTGTAAGACCAGCAAGGGTAGTAGATGTTCCACCAAGAGAAACTGTAGTAGACCCAATTGTTACACTTGAATTTTCTAATTGAGCATTGCTGACACCTGCAGCCTTAATACTAACTGCACCAGCTGTTACAGTAAAGTCGTTACCATCAAAAGAAGCAACACCAAGATTAGATCCTGTTGCTACTTCGCCAGCAACAGTAATAGTAGTACCAGTATGTGTAACATCAATACCTTCACCACCAAGGATGCTGATGGCATTACCTGCCATATTGATTGCACCAGAGTCAGTTGTAACACCTTGTACAACATTATCATTTAGTACAACATTACCTGCTGTTACTGTAAACCCTGCTGAAGAGAATGACGCAACACCCTTATTAGATGAAGACGCATCTTCTGCTGCGATAGTAAGTGTATTTGTAGTAGAATTGATAGTTGTATCAATACCTTCACCACCCACAACATTTAATGTATCGTTCAATAGAGAGATAGTATCGCTACCAGTGTCTCCAGAGATTGACAAGTTTGTTGCTACGTTTGCTGTACCTGCTGCAGACAAACGACCTTTGCTGTCAACAGTAAATGTTGGAATTTGTGTACTAGAACCATAAGAACCAGCTGTTACGCCAGTTGTCTTAAGATCTAGTGTAGTAGTGCCAGTTGTGTCATTATATGTAACATCAATTTCTGTACTATCACTAATCTGACCACCAGTAATATCTTGGATATATTCTTGTAGGGTATCAGCGCCAATCTTTACGCCACCACTAAAAGTAGCTTCACCTGTTACACCTAGTGTACTAGAAGCAGTTAATGTGGTAAATGCACCAGAGCTTGCTGTTGTATTTCCGATTGGCGTATTATTGATAGAGGTAAAAGAACCTGCGCCAGCAGAAAGTTGTCCATTAAGATATAATGCACCTTCAATAGATGCACCGCCTGCTACTTGTAATGCTCCAGTATTAGAACCTGTTGCTGCTGCAGTAGACGCAATTTTAAGAGCACCAGTAGAAACATTAACAGATCCAGTACCATTAGCAGCAAGTGTCAGATTACCGTTAGTGTCTGTAACACTAATAGTATTTCCATTTAAATCGATGTTGTCAACTTTTAAGTTGTCGATCTTGCTATTAGCATCAGTGATAATAGCAGAGTTTGCTGTCAGCGTTCCTTTTGCATGATCCAACATGTCGGTAAAGAACTTACCACCAATAACAATATGCGCAGCTGCATTTCCACTAGTTTCTGTACCAGAACCAATGTAAAGACGATCGCCACCACTGACAACACTAGAGTCGGCTGCAGAATATGCTAACTCACCATTTCCCAGCGTACTTGGATCGCCAGCAGTAGTTGATCTTTTAATACGAATAATAGATGCCATCTAAATTCTCCAGTTTTTAATAGTGACCGCCTTCCATGTTTTGGGCGTCTAATGTTTTTGTTGCTGTCCACTTTGAAGTAGCAGATTTGTATACTAATAATGATCCGTCAACTTTTCCGTTAGTTGTTACATCAACTTCTACGTTGGAACTTAAAGGAGCATCTGCAGCAGATGGTCCTTGTATACCAATAGAAGATACGGTTGTTTGACTACCTGTCGAATCAACAGCAACCGTTATAACAGGATCTGTTACTACTACAGTCATATCAGACATCTTGTTACCTCGTGATTTCTGGTGATATAACTACAATTCCTTCTAAGACTCTTTTTCTTTCCCCATTACCAACAATTTCTATATCATACAGATATCTACCTGCTTGAACCGCAGATGATGCTGTTGATGTTAATTGTAATCTTATTTGACCAGCTGTTGCATTATAAACAGTGGCAACGAAGTCTGTCTTAGATGAAGATTGGTAGGATTTTCTAAATTGTGATGCTACAGTATATCCAGTCAAATTCATGACTGTTCCGTTCTGATTAGTCAATGTTATAATTGAACTATAATCAGATCCTTGATCGATATAAAGATTAGATACTGTTGCCACTTTTACCCCTCTAGTCTACTACTATATTTATAATTAATGCAAGGTAGAAACAAAAAGACCCTTTCGGGTCTTAAATTAAGTTACTACGAACCAACTAACCCCATCTGATGCAACTGTAACAGAAGAGTTTGGCGTAACCGTTGTAATGTTTGCCCCAGCATTGAGTATAACTGATACCGTAGAACTTCTATTTCTAACGATAATTTGATATCCTGCCAGTTCACCAGCAGTAGGGATAAAAACAGTTCTATTTGTGGTAATAGGGTTTACTGAAAGAATATCAGGTACGTCTGATACATTTATTGTTAAGTTATCAGTAAGATCTCTAACGATAAACGATCTACCATATCTTGGAACTAGAAGTTGTTTTCCAAGATATATTAGATAGACATTTCCTGCTGGCGCAGTCGCAAACTGAATGGATCTACCACCATTGGTGATGGTGAACGCAACTCCTGGCTCAAGAATTGCGCCATCATCTATTACTAATAATGAACTTGCAGATCCAACAAGGTAATCCAGATTGAAGGAGGTAAGGACTCCGTTGGGAGCCAATACCTGCTTCTCGAATACCCCATATAAAGGATCTCTTCCGATGTATGCCATCTTCGAGGCTCCTTACGCTTGTGACTCAGACCAAGAAAGTTTTCCTGATACAACGAATGGCGATGCTGCAGAAATACCTGTTGTATTAGTTGGCTGAACTAACAGTGTTAATAAGTCAGGTCCAGAAGGGAAAACACCGTCACCACCAAGAATAGCGTTACCCAAGTCAACCAAGCCACTAAGGTCAAAGTTACCTGTTGTACCACCAGTTAATTTACCCACATAAAGTGTAACACCACCTTGGACAGTGTCACCAGTGTCGTGGTCAATATATTGTGACAGCGAAGGTGTTCCTACGTTAGTAAATGTTAACTTAGAAGGAGCGCCATTTAAGATTAGGAACAAGTCAACCTCTTTAGAAGAAGTAACTGATACCGAGTCAAGAATAACTTGCATACGGTTAATAATTTCACGCTCACCAAGGAATCCAGTTAGAGAAGAGTCAACTGATGGCGCCAAACGAATTGACATCAATGGTTGAGGTCTTGTCAAGTCAGTAGCAGTAAGTTCACCATATGTTAGTGTAACTCCATTTTGAATATCAAGATATGTACCTGGATCTGGAATAACTGCAGTAGCTGGGTAACTTGCATAGATCTTAGAAGATGTTCCAAGAACTTTAACCTGAGTAATATATGTATTTGTAGGTAAGATACTGCTTGGGTCACGTAGTAGCTGTCCTTGAATAACTTTTCCAGCATCTGCAGCTGAAACAGGGATAGCATATACCCAAACACGTTTACCTCTTAGTGTAACTTGTTCAAAACCAGAAACACCAGTTGTAGCTACAGTTCCTGTTGTACCGTTAGCGTATACGTATGGTTTAGAGATAGCGGAGAATTTATATGCACCGTCATCAGAGAACAAACCATCCATAATAACGGAAGTACCGAAGTGGAACAGTGTTGGAGCTGATGTTGGGTCGTCTCCGTTTTCAATCTCATAACGTCCAGGTAAGTTACCTGAGCGGAAGTAAGATTCGTTCAATCTGTTGTTATGGATAAATTCATGGAAGTAGAACACATGTCCATAGCGATCTTTGAAACCGAAACGAATTTTACCTGCACCGTACCATGAGTAGTCAGCATACGCCATCTGAATCTTATGAGGATCAAAGATATATCCTGATGGTCCTTCACCGTCAGCACGGTCGATATTCCATTCTGTTCTTGGAACACGAACGTCAACTGTCTTAGTCAACTTAACTTGCTCGGCAGTAACACCACGATATGGTGGCTGAACAACTAAACGAGTGTCAGATTGAATTGAAACAACTTTATAAGATTGACCACGAATAGCAACTTTATCGCCAACAACTAGCTGACCAGTAAAGCTGGTATTAGTTCCATCAACAACTTGTGAACCTTTTGTTACCGTAATAACACCAGAAAGTTGTAGTGTTGAAGAACGACGTACGCAATAAATTTCTTGTCCATCATACTCAAAGAAGAAACCGTTTTGATCATCAAACATACCTGCACGGATGTATGAATCACGCCATTCATTTCTGTAGTATTCAGGGAAACCAGAAGCAATAGATTGCAACATAGCGCCACCAGAAACTACAGTGAATGTAAACGGATCGATAACACTGTTTACAAGGAATGTAGAGTTGTAGAAGTTAGTACCTGATGTAACAACTGCATCCTGAACAGTAATCTTATCATTTACTGCTAGGTTGTGAACTTCTTGTGTAAAGCAAGTAATCAAGTTAGTTGTTGAATTGTATGTCAACTTCGCTAGTGTCTTAGCAGGAGAGAAGTTGATAGCAAATGAGTTTTGAATACCCTTACCTGATTGATAACGGAAATACTTACGGGATTGACGAACAATCTTACTGTTAGGTGAAGTACCTGCAGTAATATCAACACCACCGTCAAAAGACTTGTGTAAGTTGTATCCATCAGGACGTAGGTTAACAGTAGTCTTCAAGAAGTATTTCTGCGCTGTTACTGTAGCAGCAACAGTTTCGAGAACTGTAAGTTCAGTATCAGTTAGAACCAAATCAACAGTAAACTTACGCATACGTCCACCAACGAACGTATAAAGTGGATCACCCTTCTTAAAGTCTGTTAAGAACTTAGTAGATGTTCCCGCAAAGTGTTTAGTGTTAACTGCTGCATCAACAGTACCAGTAGCAGCCAAACCTTTAATCAAGTTAGCTGTTCTAATATAGTGTGTTCCTGTTGGAGCAACAATTTGAACGTAGTTACCGTCAATTGCGTCTGAAACAGAGTTTGCTAAACGGAATGTAGTAGATGTAATAGGGATTACGTATCTAGCATCATCACCAACAATAGCACTATTACCGTTAGGAGAGTACTCAATTTGCTCGCCTAGTAGTAGGTTATGGTCTAATGTTCCTGGAACAGTAATAATATCGTTAGCAGTATCTACGTTTGCTAGAACAATCGCCCATTCACGTTTTGGAACTTCGAACGGAGCTTGGACTGTAAATGTTTTACCACCACCAGCACCTGGAACATCAATGATTGGGTATGCACCGTCATATGCGCCTTGTTGACCAGTCAATCTGATGTTTTGCGCTCCAACACCTTGTGATGAGAGAACAATATCTTCTGATGACGCATTAACTGTAAAGCGCAATTCCCACCAGTTAGTCATACCAGCTGGCGCAGCATTAACAGCAGAAGTTGGGTCCACGTTAACACGAATACCTTTAGTTCCATCTGTTCTTAGAAGAGCAGAAACGTCTTTTGGTGTCCAGTTAGTAGCAGTTTGCCAAGAAGCAGTAAATGCTTTTGGTGCTACGTTACCGATGTTGAACGTACTATTTGTTGTTGTTCCATCAGCATTATAGAATTTCAAGACAACATACTCAGTTGAACGAGCAAAGTCGCCACGATATTCAATCTTAGTGATTGTTGCTGAAGTTGGATTCAACCCAAGTGGTGTTTGGAAACTTACGTTAAAGTCTGTAGCGTTGGCTGTTGTATTACCGATTGGGGCAGTAACAGCAGTTGCTCCAGCACCTGATGCACTCTTAAAGAATACACGGTTGTCGTTCAAACGTGCAATACGGTATGTAGTATTATTTACTAGAGGAGTTGGTGCTGTACCAGATGTTGTAAAGAGACCTTCTGTTGTAGTTGTAATCTTGTGGTTAGCAATGTACACAGAGTTGTATGTTGGGTTAATCTTCTGAACAACAATAGTAAAGTTTAGAGGATAGTCAGTCATGTCGTCCGTATTTGGAGCAACTGTTGGCTGAATTCTAAACAAGTCTTCAGTAATAACTGTAATTCTACATGTAAAGGTAGCAGAAGCGATAGGAACTGCAGCACCAGTATTATCAACGAACGAGAATCTGTTTGTCGTTGAGTAGCTGTTTACTGTTACTTCAGCAAGGTCATTATTTGCATATCCGTGCGCTGCCTTAAAGATAGAGTTACGGAAGTTAGCTGGAATATCATCAGCCATCAAGTAGTAAACGTGAGTGCTATTTCCAGAGAATGTTGCCAAACCAGCGTCAGTGTAGTTTGTATTAATGATACCGAAACCATTTGTTCCAGTTACAGTATTAGTATACTTATGAGAACCAGTACCATAACGACCATTCAATCTTTGGTTTGGTAAATTAGAGTAACCGTCTGAGCCTGTAGTATATGCACTATCAGGTGTTCTGCTTTGGAAAGCGATTAGACGCTGTGGCGCACGACCACCTAAACCAAAGTTTAGAGCAGCAAAGTCACTACCTGAATGATTCAAGTTTAATGATGCAGGACGATATTGCCCAGACCAGTAAAGTGTAACACCCCAGTTAGAAGTTGGGTTACCGAACTTGTCTCTTGAAACTAGACCACCGTCTGGCAATAAACTGAACCCAGAATAGTAACGACCAGCTGATGTGCCGACACCGTTATACGTTGTTCCGTTACCTTGGAAAATAGATGTAGAAATGTCTAGGTTAGGGAATTGTGTTCCTGAACCAGCTCCAGCAGCACCAACACGGTATTGTTGTACACGTCCTGGAGGAGTTCCATCACCATAGTATGTCCACAATCCGTTACCAGCAAATAAACCAGTATTTGATGTATAATCAATACGCGATACTGATAATTGCCATGGAATTTGACCAGTACCATATGTAGCAGTTAAGTCGTTTAAGAAGTTTTGCTGAGAACCGCTGTATGTTTGCCCTGAAAAACCTCTATTAACACCGTTAGTATTTACTGTATTGTTTCTATTGAAGAATGCAGTAAAACGCTGTTGGTCTTGTTTTTGCTCAACCTTATAGCATAGACCAAGACGAGGATGTCCTTTTGTAGTATCTAATGATGCTAGAGTAACTACGCTTGCTAATGTACCGTAATCAGTACATAGTTGGAATGTGTTTGCGTTAACTACTTTAACATAGTAGACAGTACCATCGGTCAATCCACCTGTAGTTTGACCACGAACTTGAGTTTGGAATACTACGCAATAGTTATCCAACATTGCATGGCCAGACCAAGCGATTGTATTGCCTACAGTGTCAACGTCAGATGGAGCAAGATACTTAGTATATGTTGATGCCCAGTCCCATGTAACAACAGGGAACTCTAGGAATCCACCACGTGTTGTAATAAGTGTCGAATCAATTGTTTGCGATGCAGTTAATGCTGGAGAAATATCAACATATGGGCGACCATCTGGTGCAGTTGCTGTTACATTAGTAATTGTCAACAACTTTGGACCGATTGTGTTTCGAATATAAATTTTTGTTCTTGGGTTTAGACCGTGGACTTCTGGTGTGCTAACAAGCAAGTTAGATGCCCCAGCAGCGCCATCAGTAACAATACCCAAACCATCTGTTTCGTCTAGAGAAAGAGCAGAACCTTCAAAGAATTTGGCTTGAACAACTGTAGTATATGAGCCAGAAATTGTTTCTGAACGTGGTGCTTGTTGGTCAATTTCATAGTAGAATTCTGTTGAAGAAGCAACACCAGTAATAAGGAAAGCACCTTCAGCTAGGGATAATGTAACACCTTGTACAACGATAGGGTCGCCAAGTTTAATATCAGCACCTTGTGCCAAGAGAACACGAACAACTTTAGAACCAGCTGTTGAGGTAATAGATCTTAGACCTTCAAGTGGAACGTCGCCTGATGAAGAATAGATTGTAGGAATGTTTTGAACAGTTTGCAGAGTTTCCCACTTAGTACCTTGTAGACCATATTCAAAGTCAGTATCAATCAAGTTGCCTGGAGTTGAAACACGGAGTTTGTTAACAGGGTCGATCATCGCTTCTTCGAAGCCGATCTTTGTATGATCTTCTTCAATAAAGATTTGAAGAATGTCGTCATCAGTACATCCAAGAGCAGATAAGTTTGCCTTTAGATTGTAAACTGTAATTTCTTGACTATCAGAATATGAAAAATTAGAATATCCTAATGTTGGATCAGCGAAATTATAGATGATTGCATTGTTGGTTACGTCGGTAATCAACAATAGTCTATTTGGTCTAATATTACCAGGAAGCGTAAGAGTATTAGCTGATACGCTCAACTCATATGCTGTATAAATTAACTTTTTTGCCATTCTATCATTCCCTTATTAATGACTCTGCGTTAGATGCTTAATGAACCCGACATGTTTAAAAACTATAAACTGGGATCCTTCAATTCCTGAAACTTTAAATGGTTTATCGAATACCTCAGTATAGATAACACCATGAAGTTTAATCTCTTCATTATTTAGTGTTATTCCATTGTCAATTGGTATCAACCTCTTTAATTGTTCTGGGTTTATTTCATAGTACGGTGTCTCTTTGGTGATGGTAAAAATATCTCCATCCCAGACTCTTTCGCCATTTGGATCGCTAATACAATAAAAGTCTGTCTTAGAAAGACTGACTAATTTGATTTGCTTCTGAGCAGCTGCCTGTTCAACTTCTTCTTTAGTTGGGATATACCCATCTACTGCCTCAGCTTTTGCAGCATTTTTAAAGTCTACTTCTTTTTTATTCTCTAGATCTACTAGCGAATAGTGGAACCTTCCTGGACTAAGTTTACCCAAAACTTTCCCAGCTTCATTGACCACATGAACCTCACCTTCTTTGATGAAGGTAACAGTACACAATTCTTTCCATGGAATGGTGATCATTCCAAAATCATCTTTTTCACCAGTCAATCTTTGAACAACATAACCTTCATGACGTTTTACTGCAACCACTTTATCATTCCAAACAGCCATTATATATTAACCTCCCAGAGCGATACCTAGTGCAATAGATGTAGATTGTGTATTGATAACGTCCCAAGTTCTTCCATTGTGAAGTTCAGTTTTCTTTGCGTTATCGTTAAATCTAGTAATCCCCTTTAGATCGGCTTCGGTGCCAGTTGGACGTTGCGCTTGAGTGCCAATAGGTAGTTTTACAGATTGTCCTTGTAGAACGATATCGTCTTGTAAAGAGTTTGATTTTATTTTACTGATTGCCATATGATTTCCTTGAGACTATTTAGTCGTTAGATTGGTACGTAAAATTAAAGAAAAACTCAGTATTATTGTTTATGTTGGTGTTCGTGATATTCGCCAATGTACCAGTAGAAGTGTTGAACAAGGTAATAACACCACTGTTCTGCGAGATTCTTCCCGCAATACTATTAGCGTTCACGCCAACATTATTTGGTAAGACATTTGCTATATGTTCTAGGTATGGCGCAAAAGGCAATCCTTCAACAGTTACGTTTCCTGTTAGAGCACCTTTACTTGTTAGAACAATACGTCCTGTACAAATAACTCTGTTTCCAATTTTTGTATATGTACCATATGTTGCAGCATTACTATAAGTGATTCCAGTTGATGCTCCACCGATTGCTACGGTTGGGAACCACTCGCCTTCTTGATAGTCGTCTAAGGTATATGGGTCAGTAGATGCGCTTGAGTTTGTTGGGAAAGTAATTCTTCCCTTACCAGCCCCAGCAGCAAGAATAATATTTGGGACAGTCAGGTCGCCTGTCATAGTATCGCCAGCTTTATTGACTGGTGTAAATCCAAGGTTAGCAGCCGTAGCACCAGTGGCAAGTTTTGGACCTGTTACTGCACCTGCTGCAAGTTTACTTGTAGTTACAGCTAGATCTTCGAGAGCACGTGTAGTAACTGAACCATCAGTAAACGCATTTCTAGATACCGTACCAAACCCTAAGTGGAATACTGTTACTTTAACACCAGCTGACAAACCAACTGCTAGTGTTAGTGTTGTTTCGTTTAATGTGAAGTCTACGTTATCTGTATAAACTGAACCGTTGACTGTTACAATAATTGCTTGACTTGATGCTGGCGCAGTTGATAAGTTAAATACTGTCTGCCCAGAAGTGGATGTGAATTTATCTACAGTAAATGCTTTTAGATTTGTCGCTAGAGAATCAACCGTAACTGAACCTGCAGCTGGGATTAGTTGGTATGTTAATCCACCTTGATGGACAGCGTAAATATTTTGACCAACTTCTGGCACACCTGTAAAATGTAAGCCAGTATCTTTCTGCAACTCAATCGCAGAAACTGTAGCAGTAGCAATACTAGTGCCACCTGCTGTGTTAGAAACGATTGCAGAACCAGTTGAGAATGATGCTGAAGATGTTACATACACTTTCACATAGGTAGATGTAGCTTCAACAATCAATCCCTGAGCAGTACCCACACGGATATACTTACTTTCAGAAATTGTTCCAACCACATTGGTTAATGATAGAAGAACCAAGTCTGAAATTAAATACGCTTCGACTGGCTCTTGAATTACGTTGTCTACAACAACCAATACATTAGATTCAAATCCTCCTGGGATTGGTTGGTCTAAAGGAAATATGTACTGAACCCCATTACCAAGAAATTCATCTCTTGGTCTTGCGCCAGTAGTTTGGTCTGCTGGTGTAGAACCGATGTAAGCCATTAAACGTCCTCTAGAATAGAACCAATAACATCAATAGATGATGCGGTACTTGAAACGATATTGATTGAATCAGTATTTGTCAATACAATTTTCTGTCCAGCGATAACCTGTAGAGAACCCCCAACAGGAACTGGAGCATTTTTTACAATATAATAGTCTTGCCCACCAGAAGTAATGTAAACGCTTGTAGTAACAGAACCTAATGTTGTATTACAAACATCAAGTTCAATAATAATTGCTTTTTTAGATGCTGGTGCTTCGTAAATCTCTACTGGCGTAGTACCTACGTTTCTCGCTAATGCATTTTTAAAGTTGTTTGCCATGTCTTATCCTAACGCAATTGTAATAGCAATTGAAAAATCAGTTCCATCATTAATGGCTTGAACCAGATTAGTTTGCCCACCACCAAGAGCAGCGATATCGCCAACGTCTTGAACAGTTTGATTAGACTGTGTAATAACTGAGTTTGTCTTTACACGCCACTGATCAAAAGTATCAGTTTGCGGTACGGTAACGACTGGTGTTTGCAATGCCATTATTGTTTATCCAATAGAAGTTTTAACATAGTTTTGATATCTGAAATTTCGCTTCTCATATTATTTATCTCTTCTTTCATAGCGTCTTTTTCAGTTATTTCTTTTAGAGCCTTCGCCCTACGTTCTTTATAATATTGAAATGAGTCTATGTTTGAGTTAACGACCCCACCATCGGCGAGGTCTTTTTTTAAATCAGGAAAATTGTTAACTCTTACTCTGCTCATTATGAATATGCAATCAATCTTAGATTCTTAAGTTTTGGAACGTAAACTGGATGATTTGATTTCATTACGATCTTAATAGCTACATTCTTGAATGGTCTAACGTCTTCAACCGTAATAGTTCTTTCGGTAAACACATTTTGAGCATCAGATGTTGATTTCACAAATCCAGTATCAATATAATTCAAGGTATTTAGATCAGCTGCGTTTTCCCATGTTCTGTAGTAGACTTTCAAATTAGTACCCTCAGGTAAGTTTGCGTCAAACAGAATCTTGATTGAATCGGCTGGAACTTCTAAGTTTAATGTTCTTGTAACGTAGTTAGCGTTATTTGTAACACCAATCGCAGCATGGTCAGCAACATATTTATCTAATACAGAAATCTTAAATGTAGATCCTTCGCTGGCTGTTGCCACAGTTCCAGTAGCAGGGAAGTTTCCTTCTAAAGTTACTGTTACTTTATCGCCTTCAGCGTCTCCAGAGTCAATAGTATCTGAAGAAACAACAACGCTCTTAACAAGATATTTACCGTTTACGTTTGTAGCGCAATTTTCAATCTTCAGATATTTACCTGCTGTTAGTGTAGCCAATAAATTATCTGCAGCATCATCATCAGTAACGATAGTACATGATCCTGTACCATTAGCAAAAACTAATGAAGATGTAACTGAGTTGCTAATTAAAGTGCGCTTATCAATTTCTTCTACGTTGATGTCATATTCTTGAACATCATTCACCAAGTTTTTAACTATGTATGCTGACAACTTTTGCATATCAATTATTGGTGATACGTTTGGATTGTTTGAAGAAATTCTTGCTTGCAATCTTAGAGAAGGACGGACAACCGATGTTACTGGGTTTACGTATTGGTTCTCTAGAGACTTAACAGTTTTTCTTGTATCAAAAATATAATCAGCGTTAGCAACAATAGGAGCAAAGGTAGTCATTGTTCCAGCTGCATTTTCTGCACTTACTTTATATGTTAATGTTGTTTCTGGGAAAGACAAATCAGCAGTCTTCAAATATAGTTGGTCTGCTTTTAACTGTCTTGTAATAATTACACCACTTCCACCGTAGTTTCCTTTAACGAAATCTGCTGTAGTTGTTTGATAAGAAGTAGATGCCTTCTTAGCAAGCAACGGATTTGGTGGAGTAGAATTATCAGTAGTAGCAATTTCAAACACAAACGAGTCATCGTCTAAACCATCAGCAAGAACAGTCTGTGGACCATTCAATAAACTTGAAGGAATACCCAACTCTGAATCTGTTGTTCCATAATTGCCGAAAGCAACACCACTAATAACTACTTTATCATTAGCATTAAAGCCATGATTCTTAGCAGTAACACGAATCTTAGTAGTTCCAGTTGAAACTTCAAATGGGTTAGCGCCAAGAGTATATGCTTGAGGTGGAACTGCTTTAAATGCAGCAGTAACCGTAGCTGATGTATCAAATGCTGCTTTATATAAAGTAAACTTCATATCAAGCAATGGATTGATTTGGAACTCTTGTGTATTTTGCGACAAGAATAGAGAACCAGTTAATGGTTGAGATGTAACAATGTTATTTGTTATAATATCGTTTTGACCCAACTCAGAAACAAACACTTGACATCCTGGCTCGTCAGTCTTAACAACTAGAGCATAAGTCTCAGCGTCTTGTAAGTAGACTGGCGCTTGGAATGTAAATCTTGTTGCCACAGATCCATCGTCAGAAACTTTTAGTTGCTGAGGTGTTAATGTTACTTCTGTTAGTGGCAGAATCTTAGAAGAAGGAACGCCATTGTTTGTTGTTCTAAGTTCAACTGTTACAGGTCTATTACCTGCTTCAGAGAAATACATATCCACACCAGTTACAAAAGCACCACCAAGAGAGCTTACTGTAAATGTTTGCGCTACTGGATCATGACCTGTCCAGTATGAGTAAAGAACACGAGTTGATGTTGAAGTTCTGCGAACAGGAATTTCTTCATACAGTCTGTCTTGAACGAAACGAACATCTCTTGAGTTAACAACAGTTCTTTCTTTTGAAAGGGTTGTTCCTGAAGAAATATAAAGAGCAGAACCTTTTGAGTCAAAGGATGCATCGTTGTTTGAAATATTATCAATCAACTTAAATGAACGCTCTCCTGACTTGAATGTATTGGCTGGCAGATTATAGACACCAACAGCAGATCCCCAAACATCAGTTCTAATTGGGTCTCCAAGTTTCTTCATTGTTGGAAGCAAACCAACACCAGTGTTGTTGATTAACTCTACGTCGACACGGTTCTTAAGACCAGTGCTAATGTCAGCTTGACCAGTTAACACATCTCCTGGAGCGAAACCGTTCTTAATATTAACAAGATGGATCTCCATGTCAGAAGGATACTGAACAGAAACACCACTTTCAGTTACGCTAGTGTATGATGTAACTGCTCCAGCGAATGCAACTACACCAGAAGCTGTTAGACGTTTTACTTTACCACCGTCGCCTGAGTTATAAGCTGATGTATTGTATGCGCTAAATGCTGGGATTGTTGCACCATTAGGATCAGCAAGTGTTAGAGTTGTTCCACTAACATTTGTTACTTTGAAAATTCTGTAGTTTAGCTCTGCGCTAGTGTTCAACGAATAGTTAATTATTGTTGAAGTTGCTCTTATAATATCAGAGAATAAACTGTTGATTGTAGAAGGAACATTTCTTGACGCTGCTAAGTTATATAACTGTACATAGTGTCCAGGTCTAATTCCAGTTGATGATGCAACTGTCATAGTGAAAGAAGTTGCGCCAGTTACACTGGTAATATTTGTAATAGACTGGATTGTTGTTGCAGTATGTTCATCATTTGTTACAACATCACCAACGCTGTATGCTGCCTCAACAACACCATTCTCAGTTCTGTAAATGCTATCTGTTAGGATTTGTTCTGTCAACTCAGATGGGTCAAACACCATCTTAGTAGCACCTGTTGCTAAGTTTACTTTGAATACATCAGCAGGTTTAATGAATTCGCTAATCGCTCTACCATCAAAGAAAGCATAAAATTTAGTTGATGCTTTTAAGTTTTTAGCTACATAAACGATAGGACGTGCACGCATATATGGTGCATAAGAAATATCAACAATACGATCGCCATAGTCTACAGCGTTCACTGTAGATGTTAGGGTTGTTTGGATACCTTCTCTAGATCTTGTCCCTGTTTCTGTAGTAACAGTTGTTTCAAATCCTGTAACTGTTTGACGACGACGGTTAGGATCACCAGTCTGCCAAGTAGATGTAGAAGTTGAAATACCTGTCCAGTTAGTTTGCCATTCACCCCATTGAGTTCCTGTAACTCCAAGTTGCTCAGCCATGAATCGAATAGCATCATATCCGTTATCATCAACAACTGTTAAGTCTGGGCGACGTTCTGTGTCTTTCCAAACATCACTCTCTGGACTTAATGTAATCTCACCTTTGAACGCACCAATCTTGTATGGGTTGACGTCAATAGTCCTTGTGCCATTAGGGTTGAAAATAAATACGTCTTCAGTATAAGGAAGAGAAATAAAATCTCCAGTTTTCTTATAACCGTTAGTAGTACGTTGTGCAGCAGATTCAAGATCTTCAACAATATCTACCGCAGATGTAAAGTGCATCGGGCGCAATTCACGATTCGCAGTATCAACTGATGCTTTATAATCTGCGTTTTTAACATCGCCAATACCATGACCAGTAAATTGGTCAACAATAAATCCATTCTTAAAGCGATCGATACCTGTCAATGCGTCTTTAATTTGCAACTGAGCAGTAT